ATTGTTCACCGTTGAAGAACTGATGAAAGAATATTCGCAATATGATTTTAACATGCTGTTTATGTGTAAATGGCCTGGTCTAGATACCGTTATGAGTGGTGAATATCATGGCTAAGCGCAAATTTCATAAAGCCTCTCAAACACTCACAGCACCCGCGCAACAAGGAACAGAGGTATTCAGCTTTGGCGATCCGACGCCAGTGCTTGACCGCCGAGAAATTCTTGATTACCTGGAATGTACAGGTAACGGGCGTTGGTACGAGCCGCCGATCAGCTTCGACGGACTGGCTCGCAGCGTGCGCGCAGCGGTTCACCACAGCAGCCCGATGTATGTTAAACGCAACATTCTCGCGTCAACGTTTATCGGGCACCCGCTGCTATCACAGCAGGAATTCAGTCGCTTTGCCCTGGACTTTCTGGTGTTTGGGAATTCGTATCTTGAGCAGATTGATAACCAGTTAAAGGAGCCGCTTCACTTTAAAGCCAGCCCCTCTAAATACACCCGTCGCGGCGTAGAGTCTGATGCTTACTGGTTTGTGCAGCCCGGACTGGACGCGCACCAGTTTGCACCTGGCAAGGTGTTTCATCTGATTGAACCGGATATTAATCAAGAACTGTACGGCCTGCCGGAATACCTCAGCGCATTAAACTCCGCCTGGCTAAACGAAGCGGCGACGCTGTTCCGCCGCAAGTACTATCAGAACGGCGCGCACGCTGGCTATATTCTCTATATGACAGACGCGTCTCAATCGAGCACCGACGTCGATAAAATGCGGCAGGCCATGAGAGACAGTAAGGGCTTAGGCAACTTCCGAAACCTGTTTATGTATGCGCCGAACGGAAAGAAAGACGGGATCCAGATTTTGCCGCTGAGTGAAGTCGCCACCAAAGATGATTTTTTCAACATCAAGAAATCAAGCCGCGACGACCTGCTGAGCGCTCACCGTGTGCCGCCGCAGATGATGGGCATCATCCCTGATAATGCGGGCGGGTTCGGCGACGTAGAAAAGGCGGCAAGCGTCTTTGTCCGTAACGAGTTAACGCCATTGCAGGAACGGATGAAAGAATTTAATGACTGGTTCGGGGAAGAGGTGATCACCTTCAAACCCTATACACTCACTTAATTTCAAAACAGTTTTTCATGCCCCGCCAGTCGGGGCTGTATTTTGGCCGTTCCATCCGTGCGTTAACCTCCTCCCACTCCCGCGAATGCTCCTCATAGCCATAGCTCAGGGCGGAATCAGCGGTATCAAAGAGCCGTTCAGGTTTTTGATACCAGCCCCGCTTTGGTTCATACCGCAGAATTTCAAAACCATTTTCAGCCGGTCTTATGAGGTAGGTATAGCCGCTGTAAAATTCCTGGTCTGTAAACCGAGGGATAGCCTCGCCTGGATCCAGGAAAATAAAAAGGGTTCCTATTCGAACTGTTCGCATCATTCACCTCACATCAAACCTAACCGCCTGTGCGGCATTCTGAGAGCATCGAAATATGGATGCGCTCTTACATGGATTTTCCTAAAAAATCGCCCAGCGTGCCGCAGGCGGTGCCATTTTTCTGGATCCAAATGCCCCCGCGCGCAATGCTATCCCCGCCTCGCCTGCCCGCTTTATAGGTCGCTTTTAATGCAGTTGCACGATCCTCTCGGATCCTTGCCAGCACTGGCGGGAGGCATAGTTTTTGACGACCCGATCGTCATGCAAATCAATGCACCTTATGCATGCACGACTTTAAATTTATTTATTAAGCTGAAACATTTCAGTATTCATCATCAGAAATGGACGCTGACGCAGTTGGCCGCATCGCTTCATCCTGGTCTAAAGCACGATCGGCAAATTCTGAAATCATCTCTAGTACCATATGGAATTCATCAGCTCTGCACTGCGCATCACGAGAAATATCAGCCATAAGCCGGATTTTTATCAGCGCAATTCTAAGCTCATGCGAGGAATCCATTGCTCACTCCTGAATTATAAGTACTGTGTATGTATACAGTACTATAAGATTATACCGAAAAAATTTCCAGTCTAATCATGGACTGACAACAAACTTGTCAGGATTGCTAGCCGTTCTGCACTACTTAAACCGGAGTAGTTAGCCTTCCATCTCTCAGCTTTTCGTTTAATCCTTTGTCGTTCCTGGTAGTTCGCTCCGGCGAATGTTGCGCAATATGCATCGCCTTCCGCAAAATTCATCCAGAGCTGTTCCGTCCTAACGCCTCCACGGGTCATTACCTGGAAACGGATACTGCGCCAATCTGCCAAAAGGGAATCGTAAAGTTCAGACGGATAACCGGATATCATGACTGCGGCAGGAATTTTTTTGAGCGCGTCGATCGGTTCAACGTGATTTTCGCGGGTGTACTCATGCCGGTAACGTGCCGAACTGGTTCGCGTTTCCGCTAGGTAAGGCGGATCCACATACAACAGCGGAGATTTAAAGCGGGAAAAATCAAAATTCTCTAAAAAATTTAGGATATCAGCGTTAACCAACTGAACATCATCACCAAAATTTTCTGATGCAGACGCCAGAGTGATGGGGTCAATATCGACACCAATATTTACCGGGGCAGCCGGTTTACGCGCCATGACTGCACCGCTGCCTAAATGCGTTTCAACATATAAATCATGCGGCGGCATCTGGCTGATTATTGCCTGATAAGCCCCGCTTGCCGCCTTGCTTCCTAAGTATCCCAAAATCCACTCCTGAAAATATCTGCAGTACAGTCAGATTTGACTGTGTTACCAGGTGCTGGCCAGAACAGTCAGATATGACTGTGCTCGATACGTATTATTCAAATTCAGCCCAATCCGTCAGCGGTTCAAAACTCATAACCAGATCACCAAAGCTGATTTTCGCCCCACGGCTCAGCGCTTCCAGCTCCCAGCGTTCAGCCGTTATGTTGTGTTTCATCAATTCGCGTTCGATTTCCGGTAAGCGCGCCCGTTCTTCTGTCGTCAATCTGGCCGACGGGGCAACATCACGGCCTTTTGTCGGGTCGAAACTGCGCTGCGCCTTGCCTACTCTCGGCGTTTCCTCACGTATACGTGCCACAATCGCCCTCACGGCGGCTGTGTCTGTCCAGTCAATTACTGGTTGGTTGGCAGAAATGATCGCTGTGGCGTCGCTCCCAGCCTGGCTATCATGCCCATTTGCGGCGGCTTTCTTTCCACCTAACCCACAGTTATTGACAGGACTCCGAGGCGCGCCGGAGGCGCTTTTTAAAGTCAAAACCTCAACGTCAACGGCAGAAGAAACGATGCGCCATTGTGTTGTACGGGTTTCGTAAACATGAGAATCGCCAAGGTGAGGCGCGAAAATGCCAACAACCTTTTTCACTTCTTCATCGTAGGCGTTCAGCTCAGCAGCTACGCGGCGAGCTACACGCACGGTCTGTTCGTCGCGGGGAATATTTGCGCCGCCCTGAGCTGTCATGTACGCCATAAAGTCACCGACATCAGCAGCAGCGCGAACTGCCTCCACTTCTTCATCAAAGGTTTCGGTCAGACTGATTGAGCGGATGCGGCGGCACTCACGGTAGGAACCCATGGTAGGCAGGCCGATAGGGTGAAACTGAGGGATCCGCCAGGTAGCAGCCCAGGCAGTAACAGCAGCAGCGGCGTCTGTTAGCAGCTCGCCGGTTTCATGGTCGCGCTCGCCTTCCAGCGCGTAACCATCGATATTTTTTGCGATGTATTTGGCAATGTATCCCGCAGCACCGCCACGGTTTAAATGTTTGCAGTCAAAGCGATTCTTTGCCGCGCCGCGTTCGTCGCCGTCTTCTCTCATGGCGTATTTGCGCATGATATCGATCACCGGCTGACGCATGGCGGGCTTAGTGAATAACATCATGTGCCAGTGCGGGGTCGCGTCGTGGTGTGGTTCCACCACCCGCATCCCGTAGACAGACAGATCGTTATCTTTAAAAGCGGTACGCATTTTGCTCCAGATCCCGCACAGGTATCGCTGCGCATCTTTCGGGGTGTAAGCATTTTCGTCCCAGGCGTGATTCCGCTGGACGCGCTTTTTATCACCCTTGCCCACGATACGAGTCGGGTGATATTTGGAGGGGGTGGTAATAGTCAGGAACATGCCGACGTCACCATTTGCAGCGGCGTACTTCTCGGTGCCGGCTATCGTACTCATCAACTCCATGCGGCGGATTTCAGGGTTTGAAATACTCGCCATCACCTTGTCGATCAGGCTGATGCGCTCGCCGGTTTCAATGTTTTCAAGGTCGCAGTTTTTTAGGTAGTCGAGATTCGACAGACGGCGTGCGCGCACCTCACGGATGGCCTGTTTACTGGCGTACGGGGAAGCGTCGCGGTTTACCTTACCGATTGCGATCAGCAAAGATTCACGCCAGCGAGTGCGCTGGCCTTTCAACTGACCTAACCACCAATCAGGATTAACCAGGCGCGACATACCGGCGATGGCTGAAACTGTATCTAATTTACCTTTGCAGTATTTCTTCCAGTACATCGGCGTGACATTGAAAGCACGAGACATGCCCGCAATATCGCAGTACAAACCGATCTGAGTTTTAAGCTCAAAAAGAATGGCGTTGTCACCGTCATTTTCAGCAAGCAACTGATCGCACCGTTCTTCATAGATTTCCTTGAGCTGACCGGCGATGTCCTGAGCGAACCGGCGCAGTGGCTTATCGCTCATGCTCGGCAGGCGGTGATAAGTATCAGCCTCAGACAGGAATTTCATAGAAGCATTAACATTCATCGCGTGAGCCGCATTCACGGCTTCAACGCGCGGCAGAATGCTGCGGCCAAGGGTATAAACCAGGTATTTATTCGCGGCGTGAATGCTCTGAGTTTTCAGCAGGTGCTTATGGCGGCCTGTGAATATTTCCTGCAGATCGGTTGAAAGGGTTTTTACTTTGATTAAAACAGATTGCCCCTGATCGTACTCGTCACGGGTAAGCGGTCTTTCCAGGCCAGAAACTGCCTGGCGTGGTTTGTTCCAGGGAAACGCCCAGGATTTGGGCGTTTCAATTTGCGGGGTGAAGCATCTTACATGCATTCGGATGACGCCTTGCTAACGATGCCGCCAGCGGCCTCGATTGCTTCCACAACCTGATCACGGTGCAACCAATCACCACCGGATGTCATCGCCGCGCGGTTAGCTTGTGTCTGTGCGCGAACCAAATATGGCTTGTAGCCATAGGGCAACACGACCGGCTTTTGCGGGGCGGTGAATAGTTTCAAATGCTTGGCTGGATTCTCCTCGTACTCACCTTCATCGATAGTTACGTACTCTTTGTACGAACCCTGACAGCTATTGGATCCGATGCCAGTTTGCTTAAGGAACATCGGCACCTGCTCGCCTTTCAGCTTGAGAATCTCCGCCTCAAGCTCATAGACTTTCGCTAATGCTGTATCGCGTTTATCAGTCATAGCATCGCGTGACACAGTCATGTCTTCAGCTCGCTGGCTTTCAACTTGAAATGCGTTCAACACCAGCAAAACATTTTGTGCTTTGAATGTTGTGTCTGATTCATCGTAGAGGTTAATAATTTCTTCACCTTCTGCGTTTTCTCCCTGGCATTCGATAATGCGCTCTGCCAAGTCGCGCATTTCTAGCATTAGCAGAGCAATATTTGATTCAGTTTTCTCAGCCATTATTCAGCTCCTTCTGTTTCTTCTTCGCGCACCTGGGGAAGGTATTGCGGTTTTTTAGGTGTGATTTTGGCGATGATTTCAGGGGCTGTTTTGATGCTGCCAGCAGAGGCACCGATAGAGCGCGGAGCGTCAAACGATACAATATTGAACTTGCCGTATAAGCCACGGGTTTCACGGGTATCTGAATTCGACGCAATGACGGGATAGCCGCGCTCAGCCAGGGTGATTAAATCGGCGCTTAACTGGTGATGCTCAAGCCCGCCAAAGGTTTCAGTTGAGTAGCTGGTAAAATTTGCGGTGGCAGATGCTGGCATGTATGGCGGATCGCAATAAATAACATCACCAGGCAAAACCATTTCTAAAGCCTCATCGAATGAACAACAGACAAACGTCGCCCGCTTAGCCTTTTCAGCAAATGCACGAATTTCATCTTCTGGAAAATACGGCGCTTTATATTTCCCATAAGGAACGTTAAAACCGCCGGACTGGTTATAGCGGCAAAGGCCGTTATAACAATGGCGATTTAAATACAGAAACATTGCGGCGCGTTCTTCTACGTCCGATGACATATTAAAGTCAGCGCGAATGCTATAATAATTCTCCGCACTATTGCACAGCGCAAAAAAATCACGGGCGTAATTAATAAACCCCTCGGCATCGTCCTTAATGTTTTGATAAAGATTAATTAAATCATGATTGATATCTGCT